CAGAGGCTAATAAGAAGTCTGTCAATATTGGTAAAAAGTGTTCCATCGCAATCTTTACTTCTAAATTCTGATTAAAGCTTTCATCAATTAAATTCTTATACTTTTTACTGCTTTTCTTTATTGACTTAATATCACCTAGCAACCTGTCTTTTTGTTTATCAAAGTATTTATTCAATTCTTTTTTAAAAAACTCTTCGTTCTTTACTTCTTTTAGAACTTTATATTTACCATACATCTTTCTAAAACTTTTGTTTCTTAGTGGGTGCTCAAACTTCTTTTCAGTTTCTTCTTTTTTTTCAAAACTCTTCTTTTCACTATCGTCTTCTTTATTATCTAATTCATTTAAATCAACTAAATTAAATGGCACTAGTATTTTATTGCCCTCTTTATCTGGTAATAAGTCTAATCCAGACATTTCTCTTTTTTCATTTATTGTTAAATAATGATTGGTTGTTCCATTATCTATTCTTTTCAATACCATTTCAGCATCTTCTTTGATTATATTTTCATAATCAATAATTAAACCTTTCGGCACAAACCCCTCCTTACTTGATATAGCCTCCAATAAATTTTTAAGCAGTGGTCTAACTGTTTCACTTAAAAATACCTTTACGCTCTCTTGAGCATTTGAGTATTTAATATCATCAACAGCACCAAGTAATATCTTTGGCACACCTGTTAAAATAACAATATCACTTAATGTTAGCTTCTTTGAATTTACATAACTTAACTCTTCAGGACTAAAGCCAGTTCTTTCATACTTGGCTTTACCTCCTAAGAATAATGGGCGCTTAGCTTTTTTAGCATCTGCATATTCCTTCTCATAACTAACTTTAATATCATCTAATTGAGGTTTTGATATATTGCCCTCAAAACTCATTACTCCATCAATACTTCCTCCATTATCTAATACATTTGATTGATATGTTGATAATTCATTATCAATATAAATAGTCTTACTTCCTGAAACTACTGTTATTGACTCTGTTAACTGATTTTTTAAACTGTGATTATATGTTCTAATAACTTGACTAGCATCTATAGCCTTTACTTGTCCAGTTTGTGGGTCGGTATATTTATATCTTAATATACTCTTAGTGTCTTTTTCTACAATTACTTCTACATTAGTTGGTTCAAGCAACCATAGTTTAGTTTTTTTATAATTATATGTTGGTCTAGTTAACTCTGCTAAAAAATCTATTTCAGTGTCTATATATAAATATGTGACACCTGCTAAATCATAATACTTCTGCCACATCTTCCAAAACTCACTTCCTGCAGCATATAATGGATTTGGATTATTAAGTAAATCTAAAAAGTCGTGGTCATCAACAACGTCTCCTTTAATTCCTTTTTTAAGTTGCCAAATAATTTCTCCTACCTTCTCTGCTCTTTTATCTATTGCCTTTGAAAAGTATATGCTTTGCTCATAAGCATTAAAAAAATCAATAGCCTTCCAGCTCTTATTGCTTGATTTTAAATTAGTGCTTTGATATAAAACACCAACTTCACTACTTGATTTTGTTATATAACCTTTAATTTTTTGAAGTATGTTCATAATGTTGTTTAAAAAAACCGTTATCTAAAGAATTGTAATCTTCAAATAACGGTTCTTCCGTTAGCAAGTTTTATGTATGTAATTAAATTATACAATTCTTTTAAAAAATTGTAAACCTCTTTTTATTATTGCTTGTTCATAACTTTTTGATTAGCTTTCCCCTGGAGGCAAGAAAACCTATGAAATTTACCTCACCAGCTGGGACCTGGAAAAATGATTCCACTCAGAAAACCAAGAGGAAACTAACCAATATTCTCACTACCTTTTGTTATATATTCTATTGCTACTACTTTCTCTGCTTTAATTTTTAAAACCATTTCTATTGTTCCATAACCTTGGTCTAACGATTCTATCTTGTTTTTTATACTAGAATACCATCTTTTATCTTGTTCTGCTAAAGTGTTTGCTTGTATTATTTTGTTTATTTTACTCATACTAAATTATTTTTAAGTAATAACCTATAATATGTGTCTGCTAATGCTTCGGGTGTTATATTATCTGTTGAGCAATCGCAATACATTTTAATTATCTTTGAAGTTAATAAATATTCAAATATTTCTAGTCTTTCTTCCTCACTCTTATCTCTTTTAACATTATTAAATATTAACACTAATTGTGAACCTATCAATTCAAATGCCCCTAAATTGATTTCACTAACTGATTGTATTCCTCTTGACATATGTTATTATTTAAAAACCTCTATAGGGTGGTTCATAAAATGAAAGCATTAGTCCTTCAAAGAAATCCGGTGATTTGCCATTTCTCTTTTTCAATTCTTCCTTAGGCTCTATCTTAACCTGTTTATCACTATTGGCTTTATACTTAATCCATAAGCATTGTTCCCATACAGACCTATAATTATCCTCGTGTTGTTCTAAATACTTGCCTTGTTTAAGCCATACTCTTAATTCCCAGGAACATTGAGCTTTTATATTCATATACTTCTCAGTGTCTACTGCCTCTGTAGAGCCGACTGCTACGCCCGTCACCAATATTCCAAGCTCGTGACATCTATCCCTAACTCCTCTTCCTATTCCAATGTCATCAATATTAATATCCTCATCTCTTAAGTTTGGATAATCTTTTAGTATTTCTTGTATTACTCCAACATTAGACATAGTATCTGAAGTTTTTGTCTTGTAAAGAACTTTTGCTATATTCTGCCATCTACCTATAAAAGTATTATAATCTCCTCCTCCACCTACATCAATTCCAACTTTTAATAAATTACCGATTGGCTTAACCTTGTCTTTTTCTGATATGTGAAGGTCTTCTGTTATAATTAATTGCCTATAACCCTTATCATCTACTATTTGTTCACTAGGGAATTTACATTCGTAATAAACATCAAAAAATGCTTCCTCCTTCATCTCATCAATAAACTCTTGTGTAAATCTTCCTTCTTTTATAGCTGTCTCGTGGTTAGCAAATAACTTGAAGTATCTGCCGTCATTGTTAAATGTTTTATGAAAATGGTTTCTATAAAAAGGATTACCAATCTCAAACAACATAGCATTCTTACCACCTACCATTCTTTTAACTGATGCATACAAGCTGTCCTCTATTAAAGAACTCTCATCTAATATAACATTACCATTATCACCAACACCGAACCCCATAGCCGCCTCAAGGCTTTTCTTGCTATTCCTACTGTCCAACGTTAATGTCATTATCTCTCCACCGCTTTTAAAGGTTAATCTGTTCTTACTCCTCTCTCTTTTTAATCTATCATACGTGTCTTTATTATCTACCTCTAATTGGCTTCTAAATAAAACATTATCTCCTATATGGTCTATAACATACCCCATTATAATCTTTGCTTTCTTTTCAGAAGGCGCAACTATTAAAGTCTTTTCTCCGTATAATACTGACCTAACTATTACCGCCAGTGCTACTGTCAGGGATTTCCCGAACTGGGTTGGAAGTATCATTATCACCCTCCTGTGCTTTTTCTTTATTATCGTTGTGTAAATCTTCTGTTGTGTCGGTGTTAGCATCGCTGGCTTCTCGTCTATCTTGAACAGTTTTATCGAGTTGTGTATTGTCTTGTTCAATTCCATTTTTTAAAATATTTAATGCTTTTTCTACTTCTGTCTCATCTACATTCATATTCTTTGAAATCGTAGTTGGTTCTCCTAGTTCTATCTTTAATATTTCATAGGCTGTCTTAATATCTCTGCCGTCTGGATATGATGTTATTTCTACTATATCATTATTCTTATCTACTCTATTATATGTTTTTGTGTCTAACAATTCCATAGCTTTTTCAATGGCTTTCATCTTACCTTCCTTCAGTTTTTTACTCCAATCTTTTTTAAACTGCTCAGCTTCTTTAGCAACCTTTTTCAACCTTATATTTTCAAATCCGTATCGCTTGGCATACTCTAAAACTATATTTCTATGATACTTATTATTCTCATCTCTACCTACTGCTGAACAATTACCATTATGTTTGCAATATAAAGAGAATAAAGCTTCTTGTTCATTCTTATTTAAATCACGCCTTGCTTTTGATTTTTCCAC